CGGATGGGACAGAACACTACTAGAAGGCCGTACTAAAGAAGCCCGCGAGTGGCGTGAACAAGTCGATCCATGGTGGTCTGCTAGACTAGATAAATCAAATCTTACTCCTCGATGGGTATTGCAGTACTGGGGCACGGAAGTTTGCCGGCACGGCTTTCATGACGATATTTGGATTGCCAGTGTAGAAAACAAAATGCGTAAGACAACTGATAATATTGTAATCAGTGATGTTAGATTTCCTAACGAAATTAAAGCTATTCATAATGCAGGCGGTAAAGTTATCAGAGTAACACGTGGCGCAGATCCAGAATGGTATCAGGATGCAGTAAATGCTAACTCAGGTCCTCAAACTATTGGATGGAGTATCGGTCGTCGACGACTGGAACAATTAGGTATTCATGCTAGCGAAACAGCATGGGTAGGTGGAGACATTGATGTTACAGTTTCTAATAACGGTACCATTGACGAATTGTTTGCGGCTATTAAAAATCAGGTGATAAATCTCCCTGTCTCCACGGTAAGTTAAGGCCGTGCAGTATTCGCTGACAGTTAGCGCACACTGTTTTAAGATTTGTTACCCTACAGTTATCTAAATCTCCATCAATGTGGAACACATTGAACTGTTGAAAATATTTGCTTATAAATCCGCATTTGTCGCATTTATTTTTTTGACGGTATCCCGATTTATACCATTTCGGTAATCCTTCTTTGCTACCCCTAGCACAATGGTCGCATGTTGACCTATAGAAGGGTTTCTCCTCCTTATAGTAATTAATTGCGACTGGTCGTTTGTCGCATTTTTTACATAGTTTCCTCATTCACGCCCTTTTCCTGCCCTTTTCATATGTATTTAACTTGGTAAAAAAATAGTAAACCACTAAATACTACAAACGATAATCCATCGAGGAGATTTACAAATGGCATTAACTTCACCGGGCGTACAAGTAACAGTAGTTGACGAAAGTTTTTATAACACCGCAATTCCTGGCACCGTACCTATTATTTTTGTTGCAACTAAAGCAAACAAGTCCACACCATCCGGCACAATTGCACCCGGAACACTAGCTTCCAATATTGGAAAAGTCTGGACTATTACAAGTCAACGTGATTTAACTGATACCTTTGGTACTCCACTTTTCTATACTGATAGCAACGGCAATGCAGTACACGGTGGCGAATTAAATGAATACGGGTTACAAGCTGCATATAGTACATTAGGTGTAAGTTCTAGATCATACATTGTTAGAGCAAATCTAGACTTAAATGAACTAGTACAAAAGACATCTGAACCAAAAGGCGAGCCGGGTTCAGGCGCATATTGGATAGATACTACATCTTCTAAATTTGGTGTTAGCGAATGGAATGCTGCTTCAAAAGTGTTTACAAATAAAACACCGTTGATTATCAACGACGATAATCTTATATCACAAGCCAGCGGACAGCCTATACAAAGTTTTGGAACAATTGGTTCTTATGCAATGGTTGCCACATCTGACAACTATAATACTTTATGGTTCAAAAATGACAGCAATGTATGGGTTAAAGTCGGATCTTCAGTTGAAACATCGTTTGGTGCTCCAATTGCTTCTGATACATTTACAAGTAACTGCTGGCAAACAAGCTGGCCAGTTGCAACAGGACTAGTCGGAACTCCAGTAGGCAATTCTACATTTTTTATTAATGGTACACAAGTTACTATTACAGGTACAACTCCTCAAGATATTGCAACAGCAATTAACTCGCAGATGCCACAAGCTGGAGTTGGCGCAAAGACAGACGGTATTCGATTATATCTATATGCAGATGCAACTGCAATTTCTAATAACTTGTCGGGATACGATGGTAAGATCACTTTATCTAACGGTACCGCAGGTACATTAGCTACTTTAGGTCTAACTGCTAAAACTTATGGTGCTGTAAAAATTGCAGTAGCGCCGCACTTCCAGTTTCCACAATTTGGAACAGACGGTTCTGCCACGGGCAGTGTGTATGTAAAGACCACCACTCCAAATAATGGCGCTGACTGGTCTGTTAAATATTACGACAACGTTACAAAAACTTGGACTACGATGGTTGCTCCAGTTTTCACATCAGCACACGCTGCTATTGCAGGATTAGACAATACTGGCGGCACATCATTAGCAGCAGGTAGAATATTTGTTAAGAGCAATATCGATGACGGTACATACGGATCTTCTACTGCTCCTGGAATTGCTGATTTTAGAATTTATAGAAGAACAACAACGTCTCCAACAGTAGTTGCTACTACTGTTGCTAGCGGTGTATTTTTTACTCCAGGCGACTCATTTAATATTACTGAATCTCTTGCAGGTAGTTCTACCCTAGCTTCTTCTAAAGTAGTTACTATTACAACTAGCACAGTAGACGGGTTTGCATCCGCAGTTTCCGCTGCAGGATTTATAAATGTATCTTCTGAATACGATTCTACAACAAGAGTATTAAAATTATCTCATAAGTTAGGTGGCGAAATTTATCTATCAGAAGGTAATGGCGCTCCTCTAGCAAACGTTGGCTTCTATAACGGCGGCCTTGCATTATATGCTGCAAATTTATATCCAGAAGGACAGCATTCTCCATATGAGTTGAGAGCAAGTAATTGGAAACCTATTGATCTTCTTACATCTACAGTAGAGTTTAGCGGGTTAGCTCCTAGCTCTGCTCCTGCAGACGGTACACTATGGTACTCTGCGGTACAAGACGAAGTAGATATTCTATATCACAACGGCACAACGTGGATTGGCTATAGAAATGCATTCCCTGATACTAATCCAACTGGCCCTATTATTAGAGCTACACAGCCTAATAAAGATTCTGGACAAAGTGATGGTTCGCCATTAGTAAATGGAGATATTTGGATTGATACATCTGATCCAGAAAAATACGGACAGAATGTTTATGTTTGGAATTCTTCTACAATTAAATGGGTAAAACAAGATTTAGCAGACAATACTAGCCCTAGCGGTTGGGTATTTGCTGATGCTCGTTGGGCCGTTAATGGACAATCAACTATTCCATCTACGATTATTAACTTATCAGTTAGTAATTTCTTAGATCCTGATTGTATTGATCCGGCACTATATCCACAAGGCATGCGTCTATGGAATACTCGTCGTAGTGGAAATAATGTTAAACGTTATGTTTCTCAGTACATTGATGTTACTGCTAACAATGGTATAAACATTAGATTTAACAGCGATGTAATGGATGGTACTATGGGAAGCGCCCCGTATGCAGCAGCTCGTTGGGTAAATGCTACTGGTAATAACACTGATGGTAGTGGACTATTTGGTAGACAGGCTCAACGAGGTATGGTAGTTAAGTCATTAAAGGCGACTATCGATACAAACGAAGGTATTCGTGATACTGATACACTAGTAGCTAACTTAATTTCAACTCCGGGTTACCCAGAAGCAATTGCTAACATGGTTAGCTTAAACGTTTCTCGTGGATTAACATCTTTTGTTATTGGCGATACTCCGTTTAGATTAGCCTCTAATGGAACTGATCTACGTGCATGGGGTTCGAGCACAACTGCCCTTGACAACGGAGAAACAGGTGCTAGCACTTACGATGAATACCTAGCTATGTACTATCCAAGCGGATTTACAACTGACAACAGTGGAAATAATATTGTTGTTCCTCCAAGCCACATGATATTGCGTACTATTGCTATTAGCGATCAACGAAGTTATCCTTGGTTTGCACCAGCCGGCACACGTCGAGGCGGGGTTGATAATGCAACAGCCGTAGGGTATGTCAAGAATGGTGAGTTTGTGCAAAGCCCATTGCCAGAAAGCATTAGAAATGTATTACAGGACCGCGGAATACAAATTAATCCGATTGCAACATTACCGGGCGCTGGTCTAGTAGTATTTGGACAAAAGACTCGAGCAAAGGCGGTAAGTTCTTTAGATAGGGTTAACGTGTCTCGTTTAGTTGCATACTTACGTAGACAATTAGATCTTTTAGCTCGTCCGTTCTTATTTGAACCAAACGATAGAATTACACGTAACGAAATTAAACAATCAGCAGAGAGTTTATTACTTGAACTAGTGGGTCAGAGAGCTATCTATGACTTTATTGTACAGTGTGATGAACAAAACAATACACCGGCACGTATTGATCGTAACGAACTACACGTTGATATTGCTATTGAGCCAGTTAAGGCTGTGGAATTTATCTATATTCCACTACGCTTGAAAAACACTGGTGATATTGCAGCTGGCAGATAATGGTTAAATATAGTAAACAAGGAGCATCTAGATGGCAATTTCTAGTTTAAGTAAATTTACAGTACCTCTTCCTAGCGGACAGAGTGCTACTTCGCAGGGCCTATTGATGCCTAAGCTGAAATATCGTTTCAGGGTATCATTGGAAAATTTTGGTGTAAGTAAGCCAACTACTGAACTTACAAAACAAGTAATGAATATTACTCGTCCAGGAGTGTCGTTTGATAACATCGAGCTTCATGTTTACAACAGCAAAATTAATTATGCTGGCCGTTACACATGGGCAGATGTTACTTTGGTTGTAAGAGATGATGTTTCTAACGAAGTTAGCAAGCTAGTCGGTGAGCAACTACAGAAACAATTCGACTTCTTTGAACAGAGTTCTGCTGCTAGCGGTATTGATTACAAATTTGTAACACGTATCGAAATCTTAGACGGGGGTAACGGTGCTAACGAACCAAAAGTTTTAGAAACTTTTGAATTGTACGGTTGTTATGTCCAGAACAGTGTGTATTCGAATACTGATTATTCTAGCAGTGATCCAATCGACATTACACTAACTTTCAAATACGATAATGCTGTACAGATTGACGGCTCGGGCGCACCGGTTGGTATTGGCGCAGCAATTGGTAGAACTACAAGAACATTAGCAACTGGTTAATCACAGTTGACTTTAGTCTATAAAAGCGTGTATAATTACTATACACGCTTTTTTTACGGCTGGAGATTATTGTGGCACAACAGATTTATATCTATAAAGAAGAACTATACGGACGCTCTGAGGTCCTTAACCATGTTAAAAATCTCAAAGAACGTAATCCTAATTTTACATTGTTAGACATTGGGGCAAGTCATAATCCTTTTAATCAAGAATACTTAACGCACACGTTTGATTTACGACCTATTGAGATTCCAAATGTCCATGCCTTTGCCGGAGATATAAATTCTTATGAAGATTGGGTTCAATTATTCAACTACGTAGAAGAACATGGCAAATTTGATTTTGTCAATTGCACACATACATTAGAAGACATTGCATATCCTATGGCAGCATTAAAATATTTGCCACGCATTGCTAAAGAAGGATTTATTGCAGTTCCTAGCAAATATTATGAACTCCAACGTCGAGATACTTTTAAGGGAGGAATCCATCACAGGTGGATTTTTGATCATAAAAATGGCGAGTTAGTAGCATATCCAAAAATGGGATTATTAGAAAACATGACATTTTTCCCGCATGGCAAAGAAATTGAAAGTAAAGCAGATACTGAACTTAGAATGTTTTGGAAAGATTCTATCAATTTTTCAGTTGTAAACAACGATTACCTAGGCCCTACTCGAGAAGCTGTTCTAGAAATGTACCAACAATTAATGCCGTAATTTCGCTATTTCAATTGACATAAATATTATTATGTCAAATGCTTTTACACAATTCCTTAGCGGCTTTGCCGGCGGCCTATTTGGTAACGACGGTTATCTTAGAGATTATAAACATGCTGCCAGATTGTACCAGGACAACTACTACGGCATGGCTCCTAAGGCTGGCTGGACTTATTTTATCGAAATTGGATTAAATCCTAAACTACACGATAAGACAATTTTTGCAGCTCTCGACGATAGTTGGTACAAACGATCGAGGGGAAAATTAGGACTACTGGCAAAATCTGCAGACCTTCCTAGATTTTCCGTTGCAACAGAAACTCTAAATCAGTACAACAAAAAGACAGTAGTTCAAAGTAAGATAACATATAATCCTGTTAGTATTACCTTCCATGATGACATGGATAACATTATTACTGATTTGTGGAAAAACTATTATCAATACTACTATGCTGATTCTAGATACACA